GACGAATGACAATTTCATTCAATCAAATTCCAGCGAATTTGAGAGTGCCGCTTTTCTATGCGGAGTTTGACAACTCTCGCGCAGTTCAAGGCGGGGCGACGCAAGAATATCGCACCCTCTTGATCGGAAATAGATTAGCGAGCGGAACAAAACCAGCTTTGCAATTGGAGCGCATCACAAGTGCGGAACAAGCTGCGGAGTATTTCGGCGCGGGTTCGGTCCTTGCGGATCAAGCTGCGGCGTTTTTGAAAATCAATAGAATTCATCCACTCTATTGCATTGCTCTAGAGGACTTGATGGCGGGCGTCAAAGCGACCGGAAAAATTGTGTTCACGGGTTCGGTTCCGTCAAAAGCGGGAACGGCGTCGTTTATGGTTGGTGGACGAAACATCAAAATCGGTGTTTCTTTGACGGACACGGCGACAACTCTTGCAACCGCTCTTTTCAACGCGATCAATGCGGACTCTCTTTGCGTTGTCGAAGCGACAAATGCAACGGCGGGTGAAGTTGATCTTGTTGCAAAAAACAAAGGCGAGTTCGGAAACGAAATCGACGTTCGCCATTCGTATTTTGCGGGCGAAGAGCTTCCGGCGGGTGTTGTTGTGGCGATCACTGCAATGTCGGGCGGAACCGGAAATCCGGACGTTGACACCGTTTGGCCCGTGATTGGCGAGGACCAATATATCTTGATGAGTTCACCTTATCTTGATGCACAAAACCTCGGAAAAATGGAAACCGAACTTGCCGAAAGATTCGGCCCGCTCAAACAAGTTGACGGGTATGCGATCTATGGCAAACGCGGAACTTTTGGAACGCTTATCACCATTGGGGACACGCGAAATTCGCAGTTCACAACAATCATGGGGATGCGCGGGCCAACAAACCCTTGGGTTTGGGCGGCGGCACTTGCGGCGCAGGTTGCGAATTCGGCGAGCATTGATCCGGCTCGACCATTCCAAACGCTTGTCATGACGGGTGTTCTTGCACCAAGCAAAGCGGAGTTGTTCACTCTTGAAGAGCGAAATCAACTTCTCTATGGCGGAATTGCAACGTTCAACGTTGATGCGGGCGGAAATGTTCTCATCGAAGGCGTCATCACGACGTTCAAAGAAAATGCATTCGGTTCACCCGACACGTCTTATCTATATTTGAATACGCCGTTGACTCTTTCTTATCTGCGATTTGATTTGAAAGCTCGAATCACTTTGCGGTTCCCTCGACACAAGCTTGCAAACGACGGAACTCGGTTCGCACCGGGCCAAGCGGTTGTGACGCCGAACTCGATCAAAGCGGAAATCATCACGAAGTTCCGCGAATGGGAAGAGAAAGCATTGGTCGAAGGTTTTGACCAATTCAAGTCCGAACTAATTGTTGAAAGAAACGCAGACAATCCAAACCGAGTTGATGTTTTGATGCCGCCGGATTTAGTCAATCAGTTGACGGTCCTTGGTGTGAAAATTCAATTCTTGCTCTAATAGGGGGAAACCATGAGAGTTGGTGGAATTATAGAATTCAAAGCGAATGGCGAACTCTATAGTGCGAAAGGGTCTTGGACTTACAACTTGGGTCGCGCAAAACGCGAAGCAGTTGTCGGGTCCGATTCCGTTCACGGCTATAAGGAAATGCCACAAGCTCCAAAAATCGAAGGCGCAATCACGGACCGCAGTGACCTTGATTTGAGTGCGTTGTTGTTGTTGAAAGACGCAACCGTGACCTTGAGTCTCGCAAACGGGAAAATCATTGTGCTTCGAGACGCTTTTTTCGACGGTGACGGAAACGCCACAACCGAAGAGGGTGAAATTGAAGTGAGCTTTTCCGGCTTGAGTGCCGAAGAGGTTCGATAGTTTATAAACCCGCGAGGGGGCAAAATAAAACTTTGTCCCTTCGCGAGCCATTGAAAAAAGGGGACTGAAATGGCCGAAGACAAAGACGAAGAGAAAAGCGCAAAAGCAAAATCAAGAAAAAAGCCCGCGACGATCAAGCTCATCGAGCCCGTCGAGTGGGGCGAGGAAATCATCAAGGAAATCACCTTGAAGCCGATTCGAGGAAAGCATCTTAGGACGCTTCCGTCGAGTCCGACTCTTAACGACATCCTAAAAATCGCGTCAAAAATTTCGGGGGTTTCATCGGCGGTGTTCGATGAAATGTGTTCCGAGGACATCACGCGAATTTCGGAAGCCGTGGGGGAGTTGTTCTAGAGTTCCCGAAAGATTGGAAACAATGTCTCGGTGCTCTTGCAAAATACTTCCACTTTTCGACAACCGAATTGTGGGAATTTGATGCGAATGAATTAGCCTTTTGGATGGAACGCCTGAACGAACAAGGCGAGGCCATGCAAAAGAAACTAGGGGGAAAAATTGGCTAAGGAAATGCCTGTAAAGGTTAGAATTGCGGCGATTGACCGAATATCAAAGGTCATCGACAAAGTGAAGGGAAAATTCCCGGAGCTTTCGCGTTCTATTTCCCGAACCAATACCATGTTCGGCATCGTTCAAAAGACAACCGAGAAGTTTCGCAAGTCCCTTGAGAAAATCGGAAATACGATGAAAGGAATCGGCAAGGCCGCAATGGTTGGGATCACACTTCCCGTCGTTGCCGCCGCCGGATTCTCAGTCAAAAAATTCATGGAACTTGAAGAGGCTCTTGCCGACGTGAAAGGTGCAACAAACCTTTCGGGCGAGGAACTCAAAGAATTTGGAAATCGAATTCAAAATGTTTCAAAAAAAATTCCGATCCCTCAAGAGGAACTCTTGAAATTGGCCGCCGCCGCAGGTGAGGCGGGGGTCCGAGGTGTGGACAACCTTGAAAAATTCTCGGTCACTCTTGCCAAGCTTGCCAAAACCGCCGGAATCAACGGCGAAGAGGCGGCGGATTCTATTGCAAAAATCCTAAACTTAACGGGTGAAGGTCCGGCGAAAGTTGAAAACTTTGCGTCGGCAATCACCGCACTTGGCGACAAATACGGCGTGAGTGCAAAAAAAGTTTTGGACTCAACGTTCGACATCACTCGCGAAGTCGCAAAGTTCGGCGTCTCTTCGGCGCAAGCAACGGCCTTCGCTGCGGCGGTTGAGCCCTTGGGATTCAACGCGAAACAAGCCGCCGGAGCTTTCGGCGATGCTTTCAGGGGAATTGATTCCGCTATCAGAAAAGGCGGAAAGGAAATGGTCGGGCTTCAAGCAATCACGGGGATGACTGCGGAACAACTCAAAGACCAATTCGGAAAAGACTCAACGGTCGTGTTCCAAAAGTTTTTGGGCGGCCTTGAAAAAATTAAAAAGAACGGCGGGCCAACGGGCGACGCGCTCAAGTTCTTTGGTGCGAGCGGCGAAAAAACACAAATCATTCTCGAAGCCCTCGCAAAAGACGGAGCAAAATTCAACGACATTTTGGCCGATTCGAAAAAAGCTTATGCCGACAACACGGCACTCGGCGAAGAGTATGCGGAAACAACGACAACTCTCGCCGCAAAATTTCAACTATTTCAAAACAAAGTCACGGTCCTTGCACAAAAGCTCGGCGAATATCTTGCTCCAATGATCGGGCGAGTTGTCGATGCAGCAAGCGGGTTTCTTGATTTTCTAGACGCGCATCCGACGGTTGCAAAAATGATCGGAGTTGTCCTTGTTCTTGCGGCGGTGCTCGGTCCAATTGTTTTCATGTTCGGTTGGTTCTTGACCGTGCTTCCGGCCCTCATCACGGGTTGGGGTGCGTTCACTGCAATCATGGCCGGATTCGGGACGGTCTCTTGGGCCTCCCTCATTCCGCTTTTGATTCTTGCGGCCAAGATTATTTTAGTCATCGCGATCATTGGAATCATTGTCGCGGTGATATGGAAGTTCCGAGACGCGATCAAAGAGGGAATGATTGCAACGTGGGATTGGCTCACGGAAAAGATTTCGTTTTTCATCACTAAGGCGAAAGAGGCAATTGATGTCATCAAAAAATTCTTAGGGTTCGGCGGCGGGACCGTCGATGCAACCGTGAACGCGACGACAAACGCGAACACGGGCGGCATTGCTCCGCAAGGTGCGGTCCTTGGCGGAATTGAAACCGCGACAAAAAACAATCCTGAATTGATGACTCAAACCAACAATGCGCGAGTGGACATCAATGTCCGCGCTCCGCAGTCCACAACGGTTGTGGGCGAAAGCCAAGGTGGATTCCTTAACATCAACCGTGGACTTGCGGGGGCGTTCTAATGGCGTCATGGAAAGATAGACTAAGACCTGCGAGCTTTCGAGGCATCGCATTTTTCATCGACTCTTCTCAATACACGGGCGGGCGTCGAGTCGCGTTTCATGAATTTCCGGATCGCGACAATCCCTTTGCCGAAGACCTCGGAAAAGTGGGGCAAACATTCAGAGTCGAGGGACACATTCTCGGCGATACTTATTTTGACACAAAAAAAGCGCTCTTGGACGCCGCAAACCAAGAGGGTCCGGGCGAACTTGTTCACCCGTACTATGGAACACTTCTCGTTCAATGCGGGGCTTTTTCAGTAGACGAAGACAATCGCGAAGGGCGAATCGCCAAGATTTCATTTCAATTCTATGAAGCGGGCGACAATCGCTATCCGAAAGAAGTCGATGACAAACAATTTGTCCTCGAAGAGAAAACACTTTCGGCCCTCGACAAGTCAAAAGCGGAGTTTGATCGCCGCTTTTCGATTGCAAAACTTCCGGGGTTTGCCGTGGACACGGCTCGAAAGAGCGTGGCGGATGCGGCGGACTTTTTTGAAAACGCAACCAAAGGTCTGCAAACTCAAGCTAAGGAAATCGCAGACCTCGCGTTTGCGATCCGGAATCTGCGGGCCGAAACGAATGACCTCTTGCAGTCCCCTGCGGAGCTTTCGCAGAGGCTCGCGGATTCTTTTTCTCTTCTCGAAGCTGCGGTCGGACTTCCGAAAGACAAACTCAAAGCTGCGCAAGTTTTTGCGGGCTTCGGAAGTGGGGACCCTGCGATTCCAACGACAACACCTATCAGACAAAAACAAGATGAAAACAAAAGAGTGTTCGATGATTTCATGAAACGCACGGGAACCGTTCAAGCGGTGAACGCGGCGTCGATTGTTGAATTTGAATCGGTCGATGAGGCGAGCGAAATTCGCGACACGCTTCGCGATCAAATTGACGACGTTCTTTTGACCGCCGAAGACGATGACGTGTTTCAAGCTTTTCAAGACGTGAAAGCGCAGCTTGCAAGAGTGCTTCCGGATGCCGATGCGGACCTTCCGAACGTGCAAACGGTCACGGTTCAAGACACAAATCCTTCACTTGTTGTTGCTTATGATCTTTTCGAGGTGCCCGAAGCCGAAGAGGACCTCATCAATAGAAACAAAATCGCGCATCCGGGGTTTGTCCTTGGGGGCTCAACTCTTGAGGTGATAGATGTCCGAAAGAGTTCCTAGAGTCACCGAAAAAACCGAAGTCATCGCGGATGCCGTCACATTGTTTGTCGGCAAAAAAGTTTTTGAAGGTTGGAAAGACCTTTCAATCACTCGCGAACTCAATGCCGCAGCTTCGGATTTTCAATTGACTCTTGTGGACAAATGGCGCGTGGACCAAGAACCTTGGCGCGTGCAACCGGGCGATCCGGTTCACATTCACGTCGGAAAGCAATCCGTGCTCACCGGATATGTGGACAAAATGGAAGCTTCGGTTTCCGCAAGTCAAAGAAACGTTTCAATCATGGGGCGTTCAAAGACGGGCGACCTTGTGGATTGCTCGGCGGATGCTTCGGGACTCACCGGGCTCAACATCCAAGAGGTTGCAAACAAACTTTGCGCACCTTTCGGGATCAAAGTTGTGATGCGGGGACAGCCGGGCGCAGCTTTCGACACAATTCAAATTCAACAAGGCGAGACGGTGTTTGCCGTTCTTGACCGCCTTGCAAGACAAAGAAAACTTTTGGTCTATCCAAGCTATGAAGGAAATCTTGTTTTCGAAGGGGAAGGAACTCGCAAAGCGCGAGCCGAACTTCGCCAAGGTGTCAACGTGAAATCAGGGACCGCACGTTTTGACAATTCAAATCGCTTTTCAAAATATATCGTCAAAGGACAAAACATCGGTTGGGTCGAATCAATCGAAGAGAAGACCGTTGCGCCCACGGGCGAGGCAACGGACGCGGGCATCACTCGCAACCGCCCACTTATAGTCATGGCGGAAAATACGGTCAACGACGGGACAAGCGAAGACCGGGCAACGTATGAAGCAAGCGTGCGCCGTTCAAAAAGTCTCGAAGTCGAAGTTGAACTTCAAGGTTGGTTTCAACCCGACGGTTCACTTTGGGAAATAAATGAAATTGTATTCACGGACATCGGGTTTCTTGGTGTTCGTCGAAAGATGCTTGTGAAAAAAGTTGTCTTTTCAAAGAACGGGTCGGGGACAACGACAACGCTCACGCTTATATTGTCGGGTGCGTTTGATTTCAAAAAAGAGAAACCAAAAGAAGACCCGCTCGGTTGGACGAAGTTCACAAAATAAGGAATAGGGATGCGTTGGGATCAACTTGAAAACATTTTGCAAAGAGCAATGAAGCCGATGAAAGATCGGCTCTTGCTCATGGTTGGTCGCGCCGTGATCCGGGCCGTGAACAACTCGCCCAACATTCAAGAATTGCAGCTTGCAGTTTTGGCGGGCGAAAGCATCGACAAAGTTCAACACTTTCAACATTTCGGTTTCGTTTCAAATCCACCTATCGGCACCGAGGGGATCATGGTTGCGCTTGGCGGGAACCGTGAAAACTGCGTTGTGATCGCAACCGAAAATCGAGTTGTTCGTTTCAAGAACACGGCACCGGGCGAATCGGCAATCTATACCGATGACGGAACTTATATTCATTTGAAAAAAGCGGGACAAGTGGAAGTCAAGACGGCGACGAAAGTCACTATTGATGCCCCACTTTCTCAGTTCACCGGGAACGTCATAATTGATGAGACCTTGCTTGTGAAAAAAGCAACGACTCTCGAAGACACGTTGCTTGTGAAAAAAGATGCAACATTCGAAATGAACATCAACGTGACTCTCAATGCGAAAGTCACGGCTCTTGTTCAAGCGGGCGGATATTCCGGCCCGGCATCCGGCGGCCCAAGTGCTCCGGTTGTCATCGACGTTCCGGTCACATTGGGTGCGGCGGCCCCGGTCACTTCGGCGGCGAATATCACCGCGCCAAACGTCATCGCGGGCGGCACGGACATGGCGACAATCAAAGCCACGTTCAACGCGCATACGCATCCTGAAACCGGAACAACAACTCAAGTCACGGGGACACCATTATGAGCGACATCGCACTTGTTGTGAAAAACGGATGCTTCGACTTAGACATTCTCAAGGGCGACTTGCTTCGTGATGAGGGGCTTGAAACTGCGGTTGCAATTTCACTCTTCACCGACAAGCGCGTAAATGACGAAGAGCTTCCGGACTTAGAAAAATCAAAACGCGGTTGGTGGGGGGATATGTTTCCCGAAATCGACCAAGACAAAATCGGCTCACGTCTTTGGACTTTGGAGCGATCAAAGCGAACGCAAGAAACGCTTCGCTTGGCCGAAGACTATTCACGGGAAGCCCTGCAATGGCTCATTGACGACGGAGTTGTTTCGTCGATCACGGTTGTTGCGAGCTTGAATGACGACGCACTTTCGGGCGCATGGAAATTGGACATTTCGATTGTCCGCCCCGCAGGGAATGAGTCGCGGTTTTCCGTTGTTTGGAATCAACAAGAGATAAGAAGGGGATAGATATGGCGTTCAATAGACCAACATTGCAAGACCTCATCACAAGAGTCGAAGGCGACATCAAGACCGGACTCGGCTTGGTCACAATCCTTCGCCGCTCTTTCCTTGGTGTCGTCGCTCGCGTGCTCGCGGGACTCTCTCACCTCTTGTTCGGCTATCTGAAATTCATCGAACAACAAGCGTTTCCGGACACGGCAACGGACGAATACTTGGAGCGTTGGGCGGGAATATGGGGCGTCACTCGAAACGCCGCGACCTTTTCACAATTCACTTTGCAATTGGTTGGAACAACCGGGACCGTTGTCCCTGCGGGAACTATTTTTCGAAGAGCGGACGGGATTGAATACTCGACCGACGCCGAAATCACTTTGACCGGAGTTTCCGCAGACAACCGAATCGGAGTCACTGCGGTCCTTGCGGGCAAAGCGGGTGAAGTCGCAGTGAGTGACGTGCTCACAATTCTTTCACCGATTGCCGGGCTTGATTCAAACGCAAGTGTTTTCTCAATTCAAATCGAGCCCGAAGACACTGAAAGCGACGACTCTTTGAGAGAAAGACTCATCGACCGAATTCAAAATCCACCTTCGGGCGGAGCACCAAACGACTATCTGCAATGGGCGAGGGCGGTTCCCGGAATCACTCGCGCTTGGATCGGACCTCAAGCATTGGGGCCGGGAACGGTTGTTGTTTACATTGTGAGTGATGACGAAGACCCGATCACGCCGAGCGGTCCAAAGATTGATGAGGTCTTTGACTATATTGACGAACGACGCCCGGTCACTGCAAACGTGACGGTTGTTGCTCCGGTGCTCTTGCCGATTGATATGACAATCGAACTCAAGCCGAACACAACCGCAGTTCAACAAGCTGCGGAAGCGGAAATCCGCGATTTGATTTTGAGAGAGGGCGCACTTGCGGGTTCATACAAGAGCCCCGGCGTTTTGAATGACGGAAAAATTCTTTTGAGCCGAATCAACGAAGCGATTTCGATTGCAGTCGGTGAAGAGGACCACAACATTGTTGACATCAACGGCAACGCTCCGGCGGACGTGACGCCTTCCGAGGGTGAGTTGATTGTCTTGGGGACTATAACATGGCAACCGTTGGCATAGAAAAATATCGAAGTCTTGTTCGCAAGCTATGGCCGACGGGTTGGGCTTGGCGAGCTTATGACTTTTCAACATTCGACGGGTTCATGAACTCGCTCGCCGAAGAGCCTTGCCGCATCGAAGGCCGGGGTTTGGATTTCCTTGAGGAAATGGACCCGAACACAACCTTCGAAATGCTCGACAATTGGGAAAGGCTTTTGGGCCTTCCCGATGAGTGTACGCCGCCGGGCGACCCGAGCTTGTTTGAACGCCGCGTGCGCGTGCTTCAAAAGCTCACAACGGGCGGCGGGCAAAGTCCGGCGTTCTTTCAATTGATTGCTCAACAACTAGGATATGACGCTCAAATCATTGACATTCAAAACTTTCGCGATTTTCGCGTCGGCATTTCGAGAGTGGGTGAAGCCCTTTCGAATTCGACCGATGCAAACGGCGAAGTGAATGACGCGGGTTGGGCTTATACTTGGCGTGTGAAGGCCCCTGCGGAAACGGTGCGTCGTTTCCGTGTTGGTCAAAACACCGTTGGCGAAAGGCTTGTGAATAGATCAAACGAAACCTTGGAGTGCGTGATTCGGCGATTCAGTCCGGCTCACACGACTGTTTTGTTTTCTTTCACCGATTAACGTGTTTCAATAATTATGAAAAGTTCAGGGGGAATATATGCACAGAATTGACTCGGACGGCGCAACCGTCAACAACCAGTTCACGGAAGGTTCGGCGGTTTTGTCGATCCCTGCGACCGTCGTGAGCGCAGCTATTGCGAACGCATGGCAAGAGGAACTTTGTACGGTCATCGAAAATGCCGGGCTCACTCTTCTCACGTCATCAACCGACACTTGGGATCAACTTGACCAAGCGATCAAAAAACTAATTCAAACGGGCGGAAATGTTGCGGCACTCGCGGCAACAATCGCAAACAACCAAGCGTCACTTGCGGACGTTGTAAACTTCCCGCAACAAGACGTGACTATCGTCAAGGCTCTTGAAGTCCTCTATCGTCTCTTAAGACGAACGGACTCAAGCCATTTGATAGAAACTGGACGCCTCTACTTAACATGGAATCCCGAAACAACCGATTGGGAAGTCACAAAGGCCGCCTATCATGGCGACACCGAAGTTGATTTTTCGATGACGTTGGTCTCGGGGAACGTTTGGAAATTGCAATATCAAAGTTCGGACTTGGTTGGCGCAAGCTATGCCGGGACAATGAACTTCACCGACATCAAAGAAGTGAGATAAGGGGACACTATGAAAAACAAACTAAGCATTTTAATTGCGAGCACCTTTTTGCTTGTGACGGTTGCGGCCCTCGCTGCAAACATCACGGATGACACTCTTCAAATCGGCAAGCCCGGTTCGAGCGCGGATAAGTCCGTTGTCTTCGGAGCAAGCAACAAAAAGAAACTCACACACAAACCGAGCACTCAGACTCTCGACTATGAGGGAAACAATTTGTCCGTGGGCGACGGCACGAACACAAGCAAAGTCTTGAAGTTCAACAAAGGTGCTTCAAGCCCCGAAATTCGATACAACTCGACAACGGGAAAGCTGCAATTCACAAACGACACTACAACCTATAAGGACATAGGCTCGGGCTCGGGCGGGGGCGGCGGAACGAACTTGCTTCAAGAGTTCAATTCGGATTTCGAAACACTAAACCCGCCGCAAAACTGGACGGCATCGGGCGGAACTTTCATCGCAGAAACAACCGACCCTCTTTTCGGTTTGCAATCGGGCTCTTGGGATTCAAGTGCTTCGGCCCAAACTTTGTCGTCACAACTTGTGACTATCGAAAAAGGTTTCATCGGAAAAAAATGCACCGCCGACATCGAATATCGTTGGCCGTCGGGCGTTGCCGGGGATCTTTCATTTCAAGTCGTCGATCAAGTTCCGAACATTCTTGCAAGTGTGAATCTTGACCCGACAACCGGATCGAACACTCGAAAAGCTTTCTTGGCTTTTGATTGCCCGAGCGTTGCGACCGATCAACTTCGCGTTCGACTTCTTTCAAACGTTTCAAACCCGGCTTTGATTGTGGTGGACAACGCTTTTGTGGGGGTCAACAAATCAACGACAAATGTTTCGCAAGCAAGTGTTTGGGCAAACGCCCGTTGGCTTCCGGCGGTGAACTGTCATTGGGCCGGAAACGGTGCCGCAGTATTGACGCACTTTCTTGAATTCTCTGCGGACACGGATTGCAACAACCCGACCGTGGGCGGACAAGCCGTTGTTCCCGGAACAAAAGTTCCGCGCTTAAGAGTTTCAACCGTTCCGCCCGGCAAGTATATGTTTGTCGTCAAAGGCGGGATCTTTGGAACTTTCTCGGGCACCGGGGAAGGATTGTTTGCAGTCACCGAAGGAAGCGCCGACGGCGGCGTGAGAATGTGGGCGAACACAACGTCAACAACTTCACCCGGAACAATGATCGGATATTTCGAAGTCACTTCGACACAAACAAATCTTGAGTTCCGACCGATTGCACAACCTGCGGCGGGGACTTGGGTTGCGGGGATCAACAATTCCGAGACAACTCAAAACGAACATATTTTGACAATGGAACTCTATCGGTTCCCGACCGAATCGGCGGAAGCCCTCAACCTCGAAACAACGGGTTGGTTCGTCAATGCGAGCATCGGCGGAGCGAATCCGTCTCTCGGTTCCGTCGCGGTCACAAGCTATTCGGAAATCGGCGATGCGGGATTGTCTTTGACTCAAAATCCGGGCTCGCAATCCGTTGGTGTTGCTTGTGGATCGGGAAGTGCTTCGGTAGTTGGAACAACAACTTGCTCGGCGGGCTCGGAAACTCTCGGAGTCACTTTCAATGTCCCTTATGCGGGCGACTATGAAGTTTGCACGTCGGTTTCTCCGGCGATTAGCGGTTCGTCTCAATTGTCTGCGACTTTCATGCTCGCGGAAGTTCCAAACTCCGGCGCAATTTCAATTTTGCAAGAGGGTACGGAAAAGAATTCGGCTTGGGCAACGGCGGCGGCGGGTGCCGACGGCGGCGGAACGGTCCGAGTTTGTTCGAATTTCAAGTTCGCCTCTGCGGGACAAAGAACTGTCAAACTTCTTTATGAGAAAATTGCGGCGGCAACGGCGGCTTTCATATACGCGGACCGAAACTCAAGCCTTGGCGGAAGGGACGTGACTTTCACCGTGCGGCCTTTCACGCAACAATTCCCTGCTCCGGTTTTCACCGAGGTCAAAAATAAAATTAACATCGGACAATCGGACATCAAGAAAGGTTTGATTCTAGTTAATTTTCCGGGCGGCGTTCCAACAATCAACAAACAATTTCCGGGCTCTTGGGTTTCTTCTTTGACGGACAACGGGACGGGACTCACGACGGTCAATTTTTCCGGGGGATATTTTTCTTCGGTTCCGATTTGTTTGGTGAGTTTGGACAGCACAACGGGCTCACACATTGTCAAATTAAATGGTGTAACCTCTTCGACCTCAACACAAGTTCGAAGTTATGATTTGGCCGGGACAAATACCGATTTAACTTTTGCTCTTGAGTGTACGGGCAACTAAAAAAGGGGATGAAATGAAAAACTATTTTCCGGTCGGGAAACCCGGCGCAACGACAACATACACTGATAAAGCGGCTTGCGAAGCCGCCGAGGGACAAGCGTGCTATGACATCACGGGGGTTGACTTAGAAACTCATGACCTTGTTGATGTTCCGGTCTTAGACGGGGACGGATTGCCAACCTATGAACAAGTTCCGGTTTTGGACGGCGAAGGCCAACCAACCTATGAACAAGTTCCGGTCTTAGACGCCGAAGGAAATCCGGTTCTCGATGGCGGGGGAAATCCCGTCACCGAAAACGGGCCGCAGCTTTTCGAAAACGGTGCTCAAATTTTCGAGAAACAATTTCAATTAAATCAAGCAAAGGCCGACGCGAAAGCCGCCGTCCAAGCGCAAGTTGTAAAGGTTCAAGACCGCACTCAAGCCCGTCAATTTTGTCTTTCGATTGTGGATGAAATCGCCGCAATCAACAAAGACCTAAACGACCCGCAGCTTATGGCGACAATCTTTTCAACCGCAACCTTTCAAGGAATCATCTTGGCTTTGCTCACGGGCGGAACGGCAACGGCTCGCGCACTCATGGCGCAGCACGGACCTTCCCTCTATCCGCAAGCGACGGTCGATTCTTTGGTTGCAAAAATGGACGCTTATATCGCGTCGGAAACATAAGGGGGAAACGTGGAACAAATTCAAAGCGCACTTGCTTGGTGGAACGCAAACGGCGGCGTGATCGCTGCAATCCTGCTCGGGATCATTCCCGTTGCGGAAATGATTGTTCGTTTGACACCGACCAAGAAAGACGACGGAGCGGTTCAACGCTTCGGACATTGGGTCCGTTGGTTCTTTGACAAAGCAAAAGTTCCCAACATCAAAGACGGTCCGGGCTCGCACCCGCCCGTTGAGGAAAAAGAACAAGGAAAACAATAGATGCAAACGCTCGGACTCATCGCTCTTGTGCTCAAACACTTGCCTCAAATTTTGAGGCTCATTGAGCTTTTGGAGCAAGCCGAGCGTGAGGCCAAGACTCAGCGAAAAATTGCCGAGGACTTGGAAAAAATCAACCAAGCGTTTGAGGCAAAAGATGCGCAAAAACTCAAAGAACTATTTAATTCTTAGTGTGTGCGCACTCTTTTTCTCGGCGTGCGCAACCGAACCCAAAACCACGAAGTTCGACGGCGATTGGGAATTCTATCAAACGACCCCATTTGAAGAGCCGAAAGCGTGCCTTTCAAAAGAGGACGTGAAAAAACTGCGAGAGGTTTTGATTCGGTGTCAATCAAAGGGGGACTAAGTGGAAGCAATCATCACGATGTTCGCAACCGACCCCTTGAAGGCAATCGCAGTCTGCGCCGTTTTCCTCGCGACATATCTTATCATTGCCGCAAAGAAGAGACTCGAAAACGACTTCAAGGGATTTGAAACAAAGCTTTCAGTCTATGAACGCTCTATCGAGTTTCACGCAAGCGAAACCCGCAAAGCCTTGGCGGTCCACTCGGATCACATGGGGCGGGCGACCAAAGCAATCAACGGCGATATGCTGAAAATTAAAGAAAACATTTTTGAACTCAAGCGCGAGTTGATCCAAAAGGTTGACGAAGCTCGAACGCAGGTTGCGTCTATCGAGCGCGAGGCCAAGGCAATCGCTCACGCTTTACAACTCACAACGGAGCAATTCGAGGTTAAGTTTGGGCGCATTATCGAATTCAAGAAAGAGATCGAGCTTGCACACGGCAAAATTATTCGACTTGAAGAGGCGAGCGGGTCATTCAAGATTGACATTGTTAAGCACAACGAATGGTTCGGACGAATCGGACAAACTCTCAAAGCGCAAAAAGCTGAAATCGACGAACTGCGAACCCGAACGCAAAAGAAAGGTCCGCATGAAGTTTGAAGACGCAATCGAAATACTTTTGAAACATGAGGGCGGATATGTGAATCATCCGAAAGACCCCGGCGGTGAAACGAATTTCGGAATCGCCAAAAGGTCTTATCCCCATTTGAATTTGAAGACTATCACCCGCGAAGAGGCAATCGAAATCTATCGACAAGACTTTTGGGAAAAGTGCAAAATTGAACTTTTGCCCCCGGCCCTGCGGCTCATCGTTTTTGACTGCGCAGTGAATCAAGGTCCGGGCGTTGCAATCGGTTTGCTTCAAGCTGCGGTCGGGGCCAAGGTTGACGGAGCATTGGGGCCGGAAACGCTCACAAAGCTTCAAGGCTTGAGCACGTTCAAGGTCCTTGAGAAGTACGCAGCTTTGCGGCTCGAACGCTATCAACGCAATCCTAAGTTCGCTTATTTTGGTGACGGGTGGATCAAGCGTCTTCTCGACGTGTCATTGAAGTCGGCGCAAGTTGTGAGTTGATATGGCAAACATACCGAAAACATTGGTCATTGACCTTGCGGACACAATCTTGGCGGGCGCGACAAAAGCCGTTGACGCCATTCCTTTGTCTGCGTTTTCGGCCCTTGAATACTTTGTGAACACGAAAAGCGAGAGTCCAGTCAAGGCAAAGTTTCTCAAGGTTTTGGTTTCAAAGACCGACACGGAAGTCGAAACACAAGTCTATGCACGAAGAGGCGATCAAATCGACATTGAGATTGATGCGTTCATTTCCGGCGCAAACGCGGAACTGCGGATCAAGAACAACGAAAGTTTTTCTCTCGAAATTGCAGCGACTAGAATAATAACCTAAGAAGGGGGAAACGAATGAGCAGAGTATTTTTTGGCGTCGAAAAAGGTTTTGATATTTTTCAAGAAAATGGGGACTTGCAAGCCCGCATCTTGTCCGGAACGGCAATCCCGGACGGTCTAGGCGATCAAGCAAGTGCGCCGATTGGTTCACTTTACTTGCGCTCGGGCACGGGCGAACTCTATCAGAAAATTGCAAACGCCGGAAACTCCGCCGATTGGCAATTGAATGGTTCAAGCTCCGCGACAATCGGAAATTGGCGACCTGAAAGAATTGTCGCACTCACAAACGCCGTTCAAGGCGCGGGCACTCGCGACATGGTTGCGAACCCTTTCAGTGACGACGAAGGAACCCCGATCCCAATTGGTGAGTTCGTTGTCGGAAAATATGTCATAAGCGGCGCGGGCGGAACCCCGGTCCTTTTGGAAATCACTGCGGTTGTTGGCGATGACGTGACCTTTGCGGTCTCTTCAAACGCCCTTGTTGCCGACGACGCTTTTGTCGTGAACAACTACTTGCCGGATTCCCCGGACGCTCAAGAACTTGAAGCGATTGCGGTTTTCAACGGCACGGTCATGGTCAAAGTCGCCGACGTGAATTGGAACATCGCCGACGGCATCAACTTAGCTGCGGGATATACGGCACAAAACGGAACCATTTCAAGTGCCGACACGGTGAACTCGGCAATCGAAAAGCTCGACGGCAATCAACAAGACTTGCAAACGCTTTCAGGTGTTGCGCAGGGCTCGGTTGACCTCGGAGCTTTCTCGGCCCCGGTGAACTTGCTTTTCTCTGCGACTTCCACAATCAAAGCTTTGTTTCAACGAATCGGCGAATTGCTCATGCAACTTCGCGGCGTCGAAGCAACGGGCATCACTGCGGCGACAACGGTTGATTCCGTTCCTCACGCAACCGTCAAAGCGTGCAAATGGCTTGTGGAAGCTTTCGAAGAGGCGACCCCGGCAAACCGTCAAGCTCTTGAAGTCTATGCGCTCAACAACGGCGCAAGCGTTGATGACACTGTTTTTGCGAAACTCAAAGTTGGCGGCAATTTCAATCTTTCAATTTCGGTTGATATTTCCGGCGCGGACATGAGACTTCGCGCAGCGAGCACAACGGCGGGCGTGACCGTTCGCGCACGACGAATTGAAGTTGTGAAATCGGTTCTATAAGTGAGGGTTGATGATTAAGAGAGACCAAGCCTTTGAAGTAGAAAACGGGGTTGTCTTCGACGAAGACGGCCCCGGCATTTTTGCCGAAAGCGTTGTCCCCGCAATTGAAGGCGGGGAAGTTTTCGGGGATCGGCTTTTGACCGACGACGGCAACCTTCACCGATTTGAAAACGAGTGGGTTGTTGATTTCAATTTTTCGCAAAAAAACATTCCGACCGGAACAAAAGTCAAAGTCGGACCAAGAGAAGAGATGCGAGTTCAATCGCAGCTTCGCGTTGACGGGTTCTTGAGAATCGACGGGCAAGTCTATGTTGAAAACAAAGTCGAAGTTCCGCCCGCGCCTATTTTGCCCGACGACAATTTTTCATTCTATCATATCCCGAGCGGACAAACCGTCACCGTTCCGGATCGCCAAGAGATGAATCTTTCATCTTTTGTTCGCGTTGACGGGTTCTTGAATGTTCAAGGACGCATGAGCGTTCTTTCAAAACCTGCGGTTGAGGTTCCACCAAAAAGAGTTCCTAAGATCATTCAAGCCGGGCAAAGTTTTGAAGTGCTCGAATTTGAAGAGTATCAATTCCGCGGGTGGATGAGAGTTGACGGGCAATATAACAACAAAGGTTTTGTTTACATAAATTAAAAAGGGAGAAAAGAACATGGGAGTCATTTACGTTGGAACACAAAATTTTCCGATCACGCCAAACCCGCCCGCCGGGGATTTTTACTTGGGGCTCAACACTGCGAACTCAAATCATTTGACTAAGCAAAGTTCCGCAGGGGCTTTGACGGACTATGAGTCGGGCGCGGTCTATGCCGATCCGCAAGCGGTTGCCGCAGTGAAAGCGGACATCTTAACGCTTGCGCAAAAAGAACTTCCGGCAATGGATGATTTTGTCATGCTTCGGGACGTTGTGGGCGGGGACTATAAGCAAGCAACGAAAGCCGGGCTTTTGAAAGCGGACCCGGATCGGTTCTATTCAAACTCTTCGGATTTCATGGGGACAATCACCGGGGACCTTGTGGCTTCAAACGCCGGAACGGGCGCAAGCTCGCAGTCGGGAACTTATGGTGAGGACAACACCGAGCGGGCAATCGGCGTCA